AAGGTTTCGATAGAAAAATGCGAGACGTTCCAAAAAGATTTAGGTGAAAAAATGCGAGAGGCTTACGCTATATACGCGCGCGTTAATTACCCCCGGGCGTACCCGCAAGATTCTTATAGGGAAGGGTATGTTATCTGGACAAGCTTTGCCGATTTAGCATAAAAACTTACGGCTTATTATACTTTTGCTTAGTTTTATAGAGTATCGGACAAGATCTATGCCGTATAATAAGCATTATGTCTAATTAGATCAGCTTGACACGAGTAAAGCACATCAGTAAAGCTTGCCAGGTTGTTATCGATCAAAGGCTTGGTTGCCGTATCATCTTATCATGATGCGTTGATGCGTGTTTGCATATTTCTTATTCTTTTTTCGCGTTCCACTATCGCTCACAATCGCTCACACTTTACCTTTGAAACGCTCACAATCAATCATAAGCGATCATAATAACATCAAGTAGCACAACTTATATGATTCGATTTGTTAAAATTTTATTTGCAAGCTTGCGTTGTATCGTTCAAGGGTGATTCCACGCTTTGCAATTAAGCGATGCACAAAACCAATACCATTATGAAAACCAAAATTGTTTATTCCTTCAACTTCGTTCATGTTAAACTTGATGCATTCAAGGGCAGGCCTCGCTATTTCATCGAGCTATTAGATGACTCTATTGAATTCTTTAATGATCTGGACGATGCCAGACGCTATGCTGAATCCTATGCTGATTACCTTGATGCTTGCTAACAAACCAATAACACCAAAACCATATCTTATGAAACTAAAAGATGCCAAAGAAATTACTGGGGGCTTGTCTAATCCATCTAAAATGCCGGGAAAAGCTTATTCAATACCTGCAAAGCGTTGTCAAACAGGTAGCAAACTTGCAAAGATCAAAGGCTCTGTTTGTTTTGAATGCTATGCTTTAAAGGGTATGTATCGATTTCCTAATGTTCAAGATGCTCTTGAGAAAAGATATCAAAGCTTGTCAGATGTTCGTTGGGTAAATTCAATGGCGTTGCTAATATCTAATCAATCAAAGGATTATTTTCGGTGGCATGATTCGGGCGACATTCAATCAATCGATCATCTTCACAAAATTGTTCAAGTTTGCAAACTTACTCCCGATACAAAGCATTGGTTGCCGACTAGAGAATATAAGATTGTCGAAGATTACATCAATCAACACGGCTCTATTCCTTCAAACCTTGTTATTCGTTTATCAGCTCACAAGGTCAACTTTCCTGCTCCTGAAAAGCTTGCAAAGAGATTAGGCGTGCAAACATCATCCGTGACAACCTCAAAAGATGATTTTACTTGCAAAGCTCCTAATCAAGACAATGAATGCAAAGCTTGTCGACTCTGTTGGAATAGCAAAGTTCAGAATGTATCTTACCTTAAACACTAAGAATCAAATCGAATGAATAAAACAACCAATCAAGACCTTGATTCTGCAATCGCAAGGATTAATCAATTAATCCCTCAAAAAACCTTTTCATATTATAAGGCTCAGAATCATTATTATGTGGCAACTGCTATCGATGGGCGTAGGCACATATCTGCAAAGACTAAACAAGCTTTATATGACCAGCTATGGGCTTTTATCGAAGGCTTAGAAATTCTTAAAACTATTGAATCAAATGAGCTGTATTAATAAGGCCTTAAAGCTTGCTCGGGAACTGGAAAAGCAAACCGGCAAACCTCATTATGTTTGGCTAAATGTAACCGGCTTTTATACCGTAGAGACTCGCTTTCCTTTGTTAGGGGGTATTACTTGGTACGATAGTGCCGGCATAAAACATGGCTAAATCTTACCTGTTCACAAAATAAATCAAATCAATAAAAAATATCATATGAAACTTACATGTCCTAAATCTTCTCAAAGTTGCCAATTAGGTGACTATCAAATGAACAAAGAGCATTTACTGAGCAAAGCGAATAAATGCGATAGGAGCGAAGCGACTACCATTAAAGACTACCTTATCAACTTCTTAATCCTTAACCTTTGCTTTGGCTCGTGGTGGATTGTGCTCCTGCTTTGCCTTAGTTCTTAACCTAACCTTACCTAACCTACCTATTATCATGAAAATTTCACACATAAACGATCAAGTTTGCTACATAGAAACGAGTAACGGCAATGTCTTTTACTTTGATGAATCGATTGATAACGAGTTGTTCATCGATCATTGGATTGAGGGGCAAGACGAACATCAAAGAGATGATTCAATGACTATTGAGGAATTGTTATCAAAGGCTGATCTTAAAGACTTAAAACCATTACCTATTGAATCCTAACCTTACCTGACCTTACAAAATGAAAACAGAAACCTTGTTATCTATTAAATCACCATCGCCAAAATCTAGACGCTATTTGATTGATGAATGGCATCCGTTTGGGTGGAAAGTAAGCTTTGAGGAAACAATAAACGGAAAGCGTGAATTTCATTCAGGCATCGGCACAAATCGAAAGCTCGCCATTCAACACGCCATCAAGAAACATTACTTTGCAAACTAAACCTTACCTGACCATACAGAATGAAAATAGAACTACCTAAAGATAAAGACTCAATCGATATAAAAACAGCATGTGCTTGGATTACCTGTGGAAAGTACGAATATTACTTTGATGATTCCATTGATGGCGAGGTGATCGTAAAAAGATGGCGTGTGGATTCTGATGATGCTGATGATTGTGAGGTGTTATCGTGTCAGTGACAATATACCTAACCGATCACAACGGCAGAAAGGTTGCGTTCTTCTATAGAATCGACTCAGAGCGATATTTAACAGCACCTCAGCTTATCTGGGCATGTCGTCAACATCCTGAGTACCAAGGCACAGCAGAATCAAAGGAGCATTTCATCGAGCAAGCAAAGGATGTCATGCGTGAGCTTAATAAAATTTCACAAAAAACCTGTTCAATTTGTGAAAAAATTCCGTGCGATACTTGTGGGTTGACTTCTCCAAAAATGGAGGCACAACTTACCTGTCCACAATGTTTAATAACCGATAAATAGATACCTAAAATGAATACTATTACACCTACATTATCTGACCAAATAGAACTATGTTCCTTTCCTTTTCGAGATGAAGGGAAGTGGCACAACGCATCTGTTTTCTTTTTTACCGATGATACTTACACGATTTATCAGTACGAAGACCACTACGATATATCCAAAGAAGAAGCAGATGAATATTGTGACGAACATGAACAACGAATTAAAGAGTATGCTGAGTTTGTTCGTGAAACTGGTTCTGATCCATTAAATAATTATCCGTCCGTTGCTCGTACCGAAACTAAAACATCTGTCGCTTTTGTTAAGTTTGGCAGATACATCGGGTGCGACAAGAAAGGCTTTAGCGTTTTAAGTGTCGAGTGGGAAGGTAAGACTTACGAAAACCTAACCGAATTACCTAGTCATGTATATGATTACCTGTGCTTAAAGCGTGATGGTATTAGATACATTATGGAAGGTATTACCTCGATTGAGATGTTAGAACAAGAATGCACAGACATTAACAACTTTGCTCACAACTCTTTTAAGTGTATGATCGAATACAAAGTTGATCGTCCATCTGATGTTATCGCTGAAGAGCTTCGTGCTGTTGCTAATAAATCTTTATGACCGATAACCTAACCGACCACCAATTCTTACCTATGAACGACCTATGCGACCAGTCTTTAGAAGCTTTGATCCAACATTACCTGAAGCTTAAGCATCGGATGCCCGATAACTTAAGTGTCCGTGAGCGACTGGTTGAGTTGCAAGACGAAAGGTTTAACCGAGAGCGGGAAGCGTCCACAATAGAGGGCGTTATCCGACAAAACACCGACAACCCACTATGAGCGTACTTACCCTTGGAATGTTTGTCCTTGCTGGCTTACTGATCTTTGCTTGGGCGTACGATATGTTATGAAAAGAGATGTGATACCAACAGGGTTATTTACCCGAACCAAATACGGTTATGATGAATGGCTTAACCGACACAACCCATACGATGATGAGATTGATGAAGAACTTGAAGAACATATTACTAACCTCCGTGAAATGGACGAAGAAGAAGACCAAAGGAACTACTGCGATGACAACCACATCAAATACAACGAGGTTCAATCGTACCTGTAAGCCTTTTTATGTGGATTCGGAAATGTTTTGGGACGCAGAGAACGACATAATTAACACTGATGAGCGAGAACTACGGAAACTTTGAACCAACTGATTTACCGTCCGTAGACTGGAAATCGGTGGATGTGGAAGCGATCCGTGACGGCTGGAATTACTTTTACGCATCCAATCAGATAACCGGTTTCAAGTTGGATAAGAACGGCAATTACGAGCGCGATGCTGATGGAAAGTTAATAGCTTTTCGAACCAGCAAACGCAGGGTACTACCTAGCACTTGGTTTAATAACTTGGATCAACAACAACAACAATGACCGAAGAGAGTAAAGACGATAGGAACGGAGTGACTAAGGGACCGACTTGGCGTATGAGAGAGTGGGGACGCACAGCGTATCGTAACCGACAAGCAAAGCTTAGAGCAGACGGTGAGTCGAGCCAAACGGAAGCTGCGAAACGATTACTGAGGGTCATGGCTCCAAGGTTAGGTAAGCGGGTGGATGATTTCATGTACACCTTTGGAGGTAACACACAGCACACTACACCGTTGTTCCTTACCTTTGTATTGGATATGTGTCCGTATCAGATAGCTTCGATGGCTTTGCAAACCGTCCTTGATAACCTTCAATTCAATTTACCTGTTGGTAGAATGGCTTATAAGATAGGCAAAGCATTTGAAAACCAAGCGAGGTGGGACAAAGCGATGGAGTTGATGCACCCACACAAGAAAGACTTACTTGCCTTTGATGACCGATCTAAAGCGATGAAGTTGAAGCAGTTCTACGACTACGAAGACGAACGGTTCACGCTGTGGGATACTAAGTGTAAGGCTGGTTTAGGGGCTTGGTTACTCGAAGAAATCCGCACCGAAACTGGCATCTGGCAGATCGGCTTTGCTGTTGGCACTCAGAAGGGACACAAACCTGAGCGTATCTGCGTACCGAGTGGTGAGTATACGGACTGGGTCAAACGATTTGATGCGTGGAAGGAAACGACTCGTGTGTTTAAGATGGCACTGCCTGACCAACCGATTGATTGGTACGAGTTGATCGGCGGAGGGTACAGCTTAAAGCACATGCCACCACAGGAGTTCTTCACAGGTAAGCCGTTGTCTTGGTTTAAAGATTACGAGAGTAGTTACCAACATGCATTCAGTGCTGTTAATAAACTTCAGAAGGTAAGTTGGAAAATTAACAAAGAGATTTTAGAAATTACTCGAAAATGTTACGACAATAAGCGAGTGGTTGGAAACATACCGAACTTTAGTGAGATACCAGAGCAACCGAGGTACACAGGACAGGACGAGCATGAGTTACGGGCTTGGAAGCTGAAGCAAAAGGACATTAAGAGCGTCAATGAAGCTAACAGCAGTAAACGTTACCTGACCATCCGTATTCTACACCTTGCTAAGATATATAGTGAGTGGGATAAGTTCTACTTTCCGTATCGTTGTGATTACAGGGGCAGAGTGTACGCTTTACCGTACTATTTACATCCACAAGGGTCTGACTTAGCTAAAAGTTTATTGGACTTTAGTAACGGTCAACAGGTGGTGGATGAGGAGGATGTTATGTCGATATTTCTGCACGGTGCAAACATGTGGGGCGTAAAAGGTACACGGGATCAACGTATTGAGTGGGTAGGTAAGCGTCAGAAGTTTATATTGGAAGCTGCGAATGATCCACACGGTACAGACTGGTGGACTGATGCAAGTGATCCGTTTTGTTTTCTTCGATTCTGTTTAGAGTTTAAGCAATTCACAGAGGAGGGGTACGGATACATGAGTTATCTACCTGTTCGTCAGGATTGCTCCAACAACGGTATGCAAATCCTTTCGTTATTACTACGAGACAAGGAGACCGGGAGAATGTGTAACCTTGTCGAAGAGGATCGAGCTAACGATATGTACCAAGAGTTTGCTGACCGTGTGTACGAGGAGTTAAAGGCAGACGGTAGTGTGATTGCACAGGACTGGTTAAAGTTTGGCATCAGCCGGAAGTTAGCAAAGCTTGCCATTATGAACCGTCCGTATGGAGCGACTCACTATAACTTGGTACAAGATGTATTTAAAAGTATCGGAGTGAATCACAACTGGTCGAGTACTGGTGAGATGCTCACTGCTGTTATCTATTTATGTAAGATCGTGAATCGATTAGCAGACCAAGCGTGTCGTCCAGTAAACAGAGTGATGAAGTTTCTGCGTGCTTGTGTACGAGCATTAGGGTGCGATGAACCGATCACTTGGTCTACACCTACAGGATTTAAAGTGGTGCAGAGCTACCGTAAATTTAAGAAGTTAAAGGTGGAGTCTGTGTTCCAAAACATGAGCATCAGTATAACAACAGATGAGCTTGGAGATAACATAGATGAAAGAGGACAATGCAATTCTATCACTGCCAACTTTATCCACAGCCTTGACGCTTGTATTGTACATCAAGTAGCTAATGAGGTTGACTTTGACCTCGCTACTATACATGACTGTTTCGTAACACACGCTTGTAATGTACGCAGAATGAATACAATAGTACGAGAAACTTATACAAAAACTTTCACTGTTGATCTCCTGACTGAGTTCCGAATGGAGCAAATCAACAACAACCCAGATGCAGTATTGCCGGATGTGCCGGAGCTTGGAGACTTAGATGTGTCCGCAGTTAAACGCCAGCAGTATCTGTTATCTTAATAACCAATAATAAACACTGAGAAATATGACAGTAAAAGCAAGACGTAAACATGATATAATAAAAGCACAAGGCACAGCTAGATATGCCCACTTGAATGAACCGAATAAACGGTTTGATGAATACGGAGTATACAGTTGCGATCTCGTGATAAGCGAGGAAACAAAACAAGGAATCGTACAGAAGTTAAAGCCGATCTACGAGGCTGAGTTACGAGACATCATGGAAGCTAATCCCGGTAAAAAGATTGAGCAGAAGGGTTTGCCTTTTAGCGAGGTAGATGGCGGACACATGTTAAAAACAAAACTGAAAGCTGGAGGTAGAAGACGGGACGGTACAGAGTACGAGTTATCTATCGCTCTGTTCGACGCTGCTGGTAATAAGTTACCGGAGGATGTACAAGTATGGGGCGGGTCCAAGGTGAATGTAGCATTCCGTCCGAAGTTCTGGTACGTAGCAAGTCAGGGGTTTGGGGTGACCTTTGAATTGTCTGCTGTGCAAGTGATCGAGCTATCCAACGGTGGTGTAAACAGTCCAAGTGCAGATGCATTCGGGTTTACTTCGGAAGAAGGATACATCGCTAATGGAGGTGAAGACTTGACCGGAGCATTTGATGCGGAAGAAGAAGAGACAACGC